ATCATGTATCAAGGTACATTGATGGTTGCTAAGTATGCTTTAGGTCATGGAATCCTAAGACCAGAGTGTGCAGCTACAATCAAGTTATCTGCTTCTTAACTTACATAAAAGGGTACTCAGCAATGGGTACTCTTTTCCTACTATTTGGAGATTATTATGCCAGAAGGTAAAGCCTACAACATTAAGAAAAAAAAGAACAAAATGAGTGGTAGAGAATCACTTAAAATTAAAAAGTACTAAACCATGACTGTAGCTGCAACCACTGAATTAGAAAGTATCAACATTATGTTGGCTGCCATAGGAGAAGCTCCTATTAACAGTCTTACAGGTACACTTCCTGTTGATGCTCGTCTAGCACAATCAACTCTTACTGAAGTAAACAAAGAAGTTCAATCAGAAGGGTGGAGTTTTAATACAGAGATAGATGTAACTCTTACTAGAGATGGATCTGATCAGGTAGCCCTTTCAACAGACGTTCTAAGGGTTGATCCTAATACTCATCATCACACTACGATTGATGCAATACAACGTGGTTTGAAGCTATATGACAGGTTAAATAATAAGTATGAGTTTGACGAAGATCTTATCTGCACTGTGGTTTATTTTAGAACCTTTGATGAGATTCCAGAACCTGCAAGGAGATATATAACAATTAAAGCTGCTCGTATCTTTGTTGATAGATTAGTAAGTGATGATGGATTAAGAACTTACACACAACAGGACGAAGTAAGAGCAAGAGCTATACTGATGGAAACAGACTTGGCTAATGGTGATCATAACCTTCTCAGAGGAGATCCAAGTCTTACAAGTGTCTTTGATACTTATTCCCCTGCAAACGCACTAATCAGATAACTATGGGTGTTATATCAAGAGCTATACCAACATTGCTGAGAGGTGTATCACAGTCTTCAGATGCTACAAAGCAAGCTGATCACGCTGATATACAAGACAATGCTGATAGTAACCCTGTTATTGGTCTTGTAAAACGACCAGGGTTAAGATATGTAACAGCACTTAGCTCTTCTTCATTAGGTAATGTTCATATACAAACCATTAACAGAGATGCAAATGAACAGTATGTAGCAATATTTAGTAATGGAAATGTCAAGGTATATGAGTTAGACGGTACAGAAAAGACAGTAAACAAACCAGATGGTACGACATACCTAAATACCTCAGATCCCAGAAGTGTAATTAAGACTGTAACTATTGCTGACTATACATTTGTTGTTAATACCAGTATTGCAACAGCAATGGACACTACCCTCAGTGGTGGTACTGATACTCAGGCAGTGGTGTTTATAAATCAGGCAACATCTAAAACAACTTATTCTGTAACAGTTGATGGTAATACAGTTACTGATGACACCACAGGAGATGACCCACTTAGTACAGATACAGTTGCAACTAATTTAAAGAACAGCTTAGATTCAGCATTAACAGGTTTTACAATTGCTCGTAATGGTCCCGTCTTACATATAAAAAAGAATGATGGTAGCAACTTTTCTATAGATGGTACTGATACACAAGGTGATTCTAAGATGACTATTGTTAAGGATTCAGTACAGAGATTTACTGATCTACCAACAGTGTCACCTAATGGTTATGTGGTAGAAGTAAAAGGAGATGAAGATACTAACTTTGATAATTACTACGTTAAATTTGTTACTAACAACGGTGGTACATTTGAAGAAGGGCAGTGGGAAGAAACTGTAGAACCAGGTATTACATTTAAATTTAATTATGGAACCATGCCACATGTCTTAATTAGACAGGCAGATGGTAATTTTAGATTTGCAAAGGTAGATGGTGATACATACACCATATCTAGTGTTGACTATACATTACCCAAATGGGGAGAAAGAACAGTAGGTGATGTTGTATCAGCACCAAATCCTTCTTTTATTGGTAATAAGATTAATAATGTTTTCTTCTTTAGAAACAGACTTGGATTTTTGGCAGGGGATAATGTAATTCTTAGTCGTGTATCAGAATTTTTTAACTTCTTTCCAGAAACTGTCATATCAGTCTTAGATAGCGAACCGATAGATGTAGCTGCTTCTCATACAAAGGTTGCTATTCTGAAACACGCAGTAACAATGGGAGAACAGTTGATATTGTTTTCTGAACAGACGCAGTTTGTACTTACTTCTTCATCTGATTCGTTAACACCTAAATCAGCTAACGTCATAGTGGCAACAGAATTTGAAAGTAGTGATGATGCACAACCTGTAGGTTCTGGTAGTTCTATTTACTTTCTAACCAAAAAAGGATCTTTTGCAGGTGTAAGAGAATATATAACACAGGGAGAACAGATAAAAGATGCAGCTAATATCACTATCCATGTACCAAGACTGATACCAAGTAATATATTTAAGATGGCAGTATCTAATAACCAAGATGTCTTGGTGTTATTGGGTACAGATAATCCTAACAAGTTATATATCAACAGATGGTTGTATGGTGGGCAGGGAGAAAAGATACTGAATAGTTGGTTTACTTTTACCATCAACAGTAACAGGTCTTTTAAAAATGTAGATTTTATAGGTACTGATCTGTTTGCTGTAATAGAAGAAGCTAATAAGGTAACACTAGAGAAAATACCTTTTGAGACTGATTTTAGAGAAGCTAATGCAGACTTTCAGTTTTACCTAGATCATAAGGTTACAGAGGCTACTACAGGTGTCTCAGTGGCATATAGCTCTGGTACTGATGTAACTACCTTTACTGTGCCTTATAGATTAAGAGCAAGTATGAATGTTGTTGGTAGGTATTTAGCAAGTGGAGAGACAAGT